GATCGCTGCCGTCGAGGAAGCCATCAGCGTCATGTCACGTCAGGCCGCTGTCGCCGACGACGAACTACGCCCGGCATTTGAAGCACTTGTGCGAGGCACAAAAGATATCAACGAAGCCCAAGACCTCATGGGCCTTGTGCTTGATATCAGTCGTGCAAAACAACTTGACACGACCACCGTCGCCGACGCGCTCGCCAAGGCTTATGAAGGCAACTTCAAAGCAATCAAACAGCTGACCCCTGAAATGTCGGCGCTAATTACTGAAGGCGCTGACCTTGAGACGATCATCAACGTGCTTGGCGGCACATTTGGCGGCGCAAACGACGCATTCACCCAAACCGCACAAGGCGGCATGGAAAAAATGAAGATTGCGTTTGCCGAAATGCAAGAAAGCATCGGTGCCGCCGTCCTGCCATTACTTGAAGAAATTGTGCCAATGGTGACAGCCTTAGCTGATGCTGTTGAGCGCAACAGCGACAAAGTCATCATTGCGGCCGGCGTACTTGGCACCCTTGCAGCCGCCGTCATTGCATACAAAACAGCTGTACAAATCGCCACCACAATCCAAACCATTTTCAACATTACTTTGGCCGCCAACCCGATCGGCTTGGTAGTAGCCGCGCTCGTCGTATTAGGCACCGGACTAGTTATCGCATACAAAAAATTTGAAACATTCAGGGCTGTCGTCGACGTCGTGTTCGGGGCCGTCAAAAAAGGCGTACAAATCATGGTCGATTACGTCGTCAACTACGTCAGCGCCCTTGTCACCGTGTTCAAAACCGTGTTCAACACGATCGCCGACCTGTGGAACGCAACCCTCGGCGGCCTCTCATTCGAAATTCCCGACTGGGTGCCAGGCATCGGCGGTAAAGGCTTCACCATCCCTGAAATGGGCAAGATCGGCGGGGGCGGCTCCACAGGCTCTATGGCGCCCGTAGGCGGCGACAAAAACCTAGGGGTGCCTATTCCCTCATCTGCGGGCGGATCGGTCGTTGTAGCGGCTCCTAGCGTGGCTGGCGGGGGCGGTGGCGGCGGGGGCGCATCCGTACGGCAAATCATGGAAGCCCCAAACATGCTTGGGGCAGGCATCGCCAGCAACCCGTTCACATCAAGCGCTCGCAACGCCATGTTGGAAAACATCACCGTCAACGTCAACGGGGGATTGGCGACCAGCGCTGAGATCGGGCAGGCCGTAGTTGACTCAATTCGCGCTTACAACCGTTCAGCAGGCCCGGCGCGCATTGAGGTCAGCGGGTACGTCTGATGCCCGGCACAGCAATCGTTCAATCAGGCAACTACCTGCTCGAGATCGACGCAGGGTTTTCCATTGACGCATTTACGCTCAACGACCCAATCAAAGGCGTACTCAACAACACAACGTACGTACTGACTGGCACAACACAATTTGCTGACGTCACCGACGGCACCCTCAACATTGCGGTGCGTCGAGGCCGCAAAGATCAGGGCGACCAGTTCAGCGCAGGCACCATGACGTTTACGCTCAACGACACCTTGGCGGCGGGGATTTTCAATCCGTTTGATACCTCAAGCCCGTACTATGACGCCAATGCCGACGTGCCTGGTTTGGCACCTATGCGCCGTGTACGCCTTGGCCGCTACAACGCCACCAACACGCTTGAATACCTGTTCAAGGGCTACGTCGTGAACTATGACTACAACTTTGCGCTGGGCGGGCTGAACACCGTCACGGTGTATTGCGCCGACGATTTCTACTTGCTGGCACAGACCTACATGGATGCTTACAACGTGTCGACCGAAACCTCAGGCCAGCGCATTGAAAGCGTGTTGAACCTGCCCGAAGTCGATTACCCGACCGGGCCAACCGCCCGCAACATCTCAACAGGCACCGTCAACCTTGGGCACGACACCGCATACACAGTCCCAGCAGGCACAAACGTGCTGGCCTACCTCAACCAAATTAACGGCACCGCAGAATTCGGGCGTCTATTTGTGTCGCGTGACGGGGTACTTACATTTCAAAACCGTATCGGTGCCACGCTTAGCGGATCGGTCGCCGACTTCAAAGACAACGGCACAGGGGTCAAATACGACAACGTAGGCATCACCTTTGAAGCTGACAGCGTCGTGAACCGCGCCTACGTACAAAACCTTGGTGGCTCTAACGCAACCGCCAGCGACACCGCTTCGATTGCCACGTATTTCATTCAAACCGAAAGCATCACCAACAGCTTGCTAGAGACCAGCGGATCGCAGCTGTCCGCCGCAGCCACCTACTTGCTCAATGGCGAGCCTGAAGCCAGGTACACCGACGTTGCAACCAAATTCGCCATGCTCACCACCGCCCAACGCGACACGGTCGCCACGATCGACATTGGTGACACCATCAGCATTGAAAAAACATTCTCAACAGGCACCGGTATCATGACCCTGGGCCAAGAGCTGTCAATCGAAGGTATCGAACACTTTATTGACTTCAATACCGGGCACCGCGTGAACCTGTACACCGCAGCCACGACCATCCTCAACTACCTGGAGCTGGACGATCTCACCTATGGCACACTCGACAGCACCAATGTTCTAGGCTAAGTAACACTTATGGGCGCCAACGCACAAACCTCAGTACCCAAATTTGTCGCAGCACAAATCTTGACTGACACCGAAATGACCCAAATCAACACAGGCATTCCCGTGTTCAGCTCGTCAACGACCCGCGATGCGGCGTTTGGGGGCACCGGGGAAAAGGTGCTCGCTGAAGGCCAATTCGCTTACCTTGAGGACACCAACGTCACCCAATATTACGACGGATCAGCGTGGCAAACGGTCGGCCCAACTCCGCAAACAATTCGCGCCGATTACATTGCGACCAGCCAAACATCAGTCAGCACCAGTTACACCGATTTATCAACTGTCGGCCCAACCGTCACCGTCACCACAGGTACGACCGCCTACGTGATGATCCAAACTTTGGCATCAAGCACCGTCGCTAATCGCCAGTTCACAAGTTTTGCTGTGACCGGGGCTAGCTCAATTTCGGCTGGCACTTATGAAATCGCACCGATCGAAATCCCGACAGGCGGCGGCGTTTCGCAACCACTCGTTGCATCGTTCGTCGTCACCGGGCTAACCGCGGGCTCAAACACGTTCACAATGAAATACAAATCAAGTGATGGCAACGCTATTACTTGGGCAAAACGCTACATACAGGTGATTACGGTCTAATGGGCGCCAACGCACAAACCTCAGTACCCAAATTCGTAACTGGGCAAGTGTTGACCGCGGAACAGCAAACGTGGATCAACACAGGCGTACCCGTATTTGCGACCACCACGACCCGTGACGCTGCGTTCGGGGGCACCGGCGAAAAGGTGCTTGCCGAAGGTCAAATGGCGTACATCGAGGCCAGCAACACCGCCCAGTTTTATGACGGATCGGCCTGGCAAACTTTTGGGCCAGCAGGAATGTCACTCGTTACGTCAGGCTCATTCAGCGGCGTATCAACAATTACCGTCAATGACTGTTTCACCTCAGCATTCCGAAACTATCGGCTAGATGTGCATTTGACAGCGACAGCCGGATCAGCTGCGGAAGGCCAATTACTGCTTCGTGCAGCAGGCACAAACAGCACGACTACGTATTATTACGCTCGAAGTGGAGCAAATTACAGCAGCGCGGCAGTCATTGAATGCGGCGCCAATACGTCACGCTGGTTCATTGGTAGGTCAAACGGATCGGCAAGCGACGGCGGAACCAACGGTTTTTCAATAACAATGTTTGCGCCAGCAATAGCAGACCGCACAAGTTATATTGGCAGCGCATTTGACACCTCATATGCTTGCAACGTTGGCGGCTATCATGCCACGCAAACCGCATACGACGGCTTTTACCTGAACTACGGCAACAACATGACCGGCACATACCGCGTCTACGGCCTGAAGGACAGCGTATGAAAATTCACGTAGACGGCGTAGACCGCGACATGACAGAAGAAGAACTAACCGAATACGAAACGGTGCAAGAGCTGTCGCAACAAGATCAAGCTCGAGCTGCCGCAGAACAAGAAACCAAAAAAGAACAATTGACCGCAATAGCAGAAAAATTGGGTCTTACATTGGATCAACTGAAAGCGGCTTTCGGTGTCTAAATGGCTACTGAGATCGTGGTGGTGCTTATCGGTGGCGCTTTCTCTGTACTCGTTGCGATCATTCATCGGGGCCAAAAAGAAAACCGTCAAGATCACGGACGGGTACACGAAGCGCTGGGCCGAATAGAACAAAAGATCGATCACCACACGGAGAACCACTCATGAGCAAAGAAACTAAAGCAATGCTCGCTAGTTACGCTCGATCCGTCATTGCTGCCGTTGCAGCTGTTGTAGCGACAGGCAACACCGACCCGCAAGACCTCGCTAAAGCCGCTGCTGCGGCCCTGCTCCCCGTCATCATGCGATGGGCCAACCCCAACGACGTAGCGTACGGTCGTGGCAATAGCCAAAGCTAAACCCGGCGTACCAGGCGCCAGCGACTACATCGGCAACGCCGACGGCCCCGCCAAAGCCCCACGCCCAGGCATGGACGAATGGATCCGCCAAGCCGTCAAATACGCCAACGGCTCGCTATGGAACAATGGCTCGTACGGGCAACGTGACATGAAAGGCAAACCCGGCACTTTGTCAGTACATGCCACAGGCCGCGCCGTCGACCTGTCCTACCGTGACATGCCCGATGATCGTGGCAAACCAAACGGTCGCCAGCTCAGCAAAGTATTTATCGAGGCTTGTGTAGCCAACGCAAACGAACTCGGTCTACAAATGGTCATCGACTACTGGCCACAACCGTTCGGTCGAGCATGGCGATGCGACCGCATGGCCTGGCAGGTCTACCAAAAACAAACCGTGTCCGGCGCACCCGGTGGCGACTGGTGGCACGTCGAGATCACACCCAAAATGGCAGACAACCCAAACCTCGTCAAAGCCGCATTCCTCAAGGTATTCGAGGGTATTCCCGCATAGGCCCGTCAGATCCCCTAGGGTGGGATCACCGACGAAAGGAACCTAGCCATGACATTGAACCCATTAGCCGCATTAGCCACCCTAGTTACAGCAGTCCTAGGGCTAACAACGCTCCTAGAGGCTCCTAGACCCCTCTCAGGGCAACCTAGCGCCATAACCACACCCGCATCATGGGACGTCTACCCAACCACGACGGTTGGACAGACCACCGTCACCGAGACCAGCTTGCCGACCACGATCGCCACGTGCGACGACGCCGTCAACCTGGCCCGCCAAATCGGCTGGCCCGAAGATGAGCTCGACACGCTTGCCGTCGTCATGTTGCGCGAAAGCCGATGCACACCAACCGCCCACAACGTCGACGACCCGATGGGCGGCTCATACGGCCTGACACAGATCAACGGCTTTTGGTGCCTACCAAACAGCAACTGGCCTCAGGGCTGGCTACAAGTGCAAAGCGTCGGCGTCACCGACTGCTCAGAACTGTTTATCCCTGAAGCAAACCTGCGGGCCGCGCTCGCCATTTACAACAATTCCGGGTGGGGCCCGTGGGCTGCCACAGCACCGTGACACACCTGTGATAGAACATCCGTACATAGATCCCGACGACACACTCAGCAAGGAGACCCGACAAATGATGGCCGACAACTTTCAGCCGAC